CGCTTCTGCTTCTGAGACGGCTGCTGCTGCAAGCGCGGTCGCCACTGCTGCGGATGCTGTTGCAACCGCCGCTGATGCTGCGGCTACTGCCGCTGACGTTATTACTTGCGATGCGGACGCTGCTGCTACAGCGGCCGATGTCGTTACATGCGACGCTGATGCGGCTTCCGCCGCCGCAGACGCCGCCGCTGCCGCCGCCTCTCTGGCTGCGGCTAGCTTACCGGCCAGCCTTACAGGGCAGGCCCTCAAGTTCCTGCGAGTCAATGCAGGCGAGACCGCGTACGAGCAATTCGATCTGCTCGGCTCGGCGAATGTGTGGTCAACCTACCAGACGCAGCAAGATGCGTTCCCGGCATGGCGCATACGTGACACTGGAACAGCGATCACAACTGGTGGTTTAGCGGCGACGAACCTCGGCGCTGGCTCATGGTCCGTTCGCTTTAATACGGCCGCCGGAGGTGACTTCTCCACCGCGAATGTTCCGCTAACTATTGCGTACAACGCTGGTGTGTTGGCACTCACGAGTTCCGACATCACGTTCGCTGGATCATCCATAGCACGAGAAGGGCGTGCCAATACATTCACCGCAAGTCAGACGATAGACGGTGGGTCACTTAGCATCAAGAATACGAGTAGCCACTTGTTGTTCTACGAGACTGACGGAGCCGATCCAGCCGATCTGCATTTCATGGACTTCAACGGCGGTAACTTTCGTGCGCTGTTCTATGATAACTCGGCGACTACGTACTACCAGTGGCTTGAAGTTCAAGCAGCACCATTGACATTGGCGCTGGGATCATCCGCAATATCGTATGGGGGCCAGAACCTCGCGCGTGAAGGCACAGTCAACACCTTCACCGCAGCACAGCAGTTTCAGGGCGGTGTGTCAATCAACTGTAATGGTGGTGGCACTACACAGGCGTACCTACCGGGCGACACGAAGTTGTATGACTTCAACGCTACTGGAGTCGCATACCTAACGGCTACCCCGTATGGTGGTGGACCTACCAGCATCACGCTTAAGTTTCGCAACTACAACGCCGGAGCGGCGAATGTCGTATTCAACGCGGCACCTACCGCCAAGTCACTAGACCTGTCGAGTACTTCTTACTCGTACAACAGCGAGTCGCAGATGACCTACCACGGCCGCGTCTCGTCTACAGGTACAGGCAACCCGCGCCTTCCGTCTGGCTGGTCTGCTGCTAAGACCTCAACCGGACTGTACCGCGTCACGCATACAATAGGCACTACGAACTTTAGTCCACTTGTAACACCGTACAACAACGCAGTAACGGGCTGTCGAGTAGTGGCAATAGCCTCAACGTACTTCGACGTGGAGATATACAATGGCACTACGCTGACGGATTCGTACTTCCACTTCGCCTGCATACTGTGGTAAGGAGCAAACATGACATCATACCTCGATCTCGTTAATAAGGTACTGTTGCGACTGCGCAAGACGCAGGTTGCTACGGTAGCCGATACGGCGTACTCACTAATGATTGGCGAGTTCGTGAAGCAAGCGACAGAGGAAGTCGAGAAGGCGTGGAACTGGAACGCGCTGCGTACCACCATTCAGGTGACCACCGCAGCAGCAGACTTCAGCTACACGCTTCCGAACGCCGGCTCAAGTTATACGATCATGGACGTGTTCGAGGACACGACCGATACGATCCTGAAGAAGTCACCAAACTACGCAGTGATGAACCACTGGCTGCTGTCGAACAATGTGGTCAGTAACATCCCGACGTACTGGGACATCAATGGCGTCGACGCCAGCGGCGATCCGGTGGTGAACTTCTACCCGGTACCCAACGGCGTGTATAGCGTGAACTTCAACATGGTCATCCGCACGAACTTCACGTCCGACACGGTGAAGACTCCTATCGGCGATCTGCCTATCGTGCTACGAGCCACGATGCACGCTATCGAGGAGCGCGGCGATGACGGCGGACTCAGCCTGACGTACTTGCAAGACCAGTACACGAAGGCACTCGGCGACGCAATCGCATATGACGCAAACCTGAACTCGGACGAGACAGTCTGGTACGAGGATTAAGATATGGCACAGTTGATTCCCCTGCACTTACAGGGTCCGGGTTCTGCGGGCCTGAACCCCCGTGACGAAGCGGGAGTACTGGGTCCTGAGTGGTGTACCGACACCGATAACTTGACACTGTCCCGCAAGGGGCGCCTGCAACTCCGCCCCGGCACACGTACGCTCGACAACGGGACGGCGCCCGGAACATACGGCGCCACGTTGTACTCCGTGCTGAAGCAGAATGACTATGCCTACTACTACTACCATGACGGCGGTTTCGCAGTTAAGGTGCTGGATCGCGGCGGCGGTATGGGTGGAACAGGTAATTGGCTGTCGCTTCTCTCGCTAACCGGCCCGAGCACGACCTGTTACTGTGATAATCCTAAGTTCGCTGCTCTGAACGACAGCGTATACTGCGTCGGAAAGAGTTCGGTAGGTGGCTACGACGACACGTTCCATAGACAGACCACCCCGGCCAGCAACTTCACATACGTAACCTCTGCTCCTCTCGGATGCTTCGAGGTGCTCGCCGCATACGGGCGCCTGTGGGCCATGAATAGCTATCGTCTGTATTGGTCCGCCCTGCTCGATGGAACTACGTGGACCACGGCCAGCGATTACATTGATCTGACTGAGGTGTTTCCCGGCGGCGCTGATACGCCGGTCGGGCTTGCAGAGTACAACGGCTTCCTGATTGTATTCGGCACCCGCTCGATCATCATCTACCAGAACCCGGATCAAGTAGCCGCAGGTAACATGACAAAGGTCGAGACCATCAAGGGCGTTGGCCTACTGAACCGCGACCTGATTCAAGACATCGGGTCGGACTTGATCTTCATGTCGAATGGCGGACTGGTGTCGCTGAACCGTGTCATACAAGAGAAGTCGATGCCGCTTAACATGATCGGCAACCACGTCTTCGACGCGATGTTGGCGGACTTCAACTCGTCAGATTATGCGCAGCAGGCTTGCGCCAGCGCATACGATGGTCGAACCGGCACGCTATACATGAAGCTGTCGTCCAGCACCGGAGGATACAATACGTTCCTATGGTGTATAGATGTCAAGCGGCGCACACCAGACGGCACAGTGCCAGTCACGCAGATCAAGTACGGAAACAGCAGCACCGATCCAGTATATTTTCACTGGAACGCAACCATAGCAAACTACGTGAGTGCAGACCCTACCGAGGGAGGCATCATGGTAAGCTATCAAGCGCGAAGTCCGACGTACTACAAGAAGATCGGTGTGCTCGATCCATCCCTCACCACGGATGACTGCACGTACGCGGGCGCCAGCGGCAGCCCGATACCGCGCGCTAGTTACTCTACCGGATGGTTGGACTTCCGCGAAGTTGAGGCTGGTGATGTCACGAAGATTCTCAAGGAGATTCGATTACTCGTGGAAGGGGGTAACAGTGTCGACTGGACCCTCACCGTCTACGGTGACTACGACGACAGTACGGTACTGTACACCGAGACCCTGACGGCAGACGCTACGGCGTCGTCACCGTCACTGATCTTCAGCGCGGCCGGCGAATGCGACGTGGTCAAACTCAAGTTATCCGCGACCTCGATCAGCACCAGCACATCAATCGTTCGCGTCTCGGCATACGCCAAGAGCGGAAAGCTCTCACAGTAAGGAGGAACCATGTCAGGTCCTAATTATATTCGCAACGCCGGCCAGCAGGCCGCCAAGGCGGTCGGCTACAACCCGTACGATGTACAGGCGGGCGGCATTGGTTCGGTATCCTTCCGGCCCGGTGGTGTTGATGTCACGACAGACCCGCGCCTCGCGGAGCAGTCGCGGCTACTGGCCGCTGTCAATCAGCAGAACCTTCAGGCCGCACCCACGGCGGTGCAGCAGGCCGGGCAGTTCGCCGGCAACGCTGCCGACGTGTCCCAGCGGTTGCTCACGCAGGCTGGGCAGTTCGATCCGCTAGCGGCGGCAGAGTCCCGCTTCCCGAAGTTGCAGTCCGCGCTCGCTCCTAGCCGACAGCGGCAGGAGGCTGCACTTCAGGAGCAGTTGTT